ACCCTGACGCCCTCGCAGAAACCCAGGACCCCGACGCCCTCGCAGAAACCCCCGCAGAAACCCCGGACCCAGATGCCCCCGCAGAAACCCAGGACCCCGACGTCCTCGCAGAAACCCAGGAAAACGTTTTTTGTAAAGAAGCAATTCACGAACGCGGAACGTGCCGTAATGTTTGGCGGTAAACGTGTATCAGATATGTTAAAAAAGAGAAAGGAAGAGTGTAGTCGCCGCGGCCTTATGTATAACCCTATTACAAAACAGTGCACATCCGTGCAGCAGAGACAAGAATTCGCGGGGTGCAGACAAGACTGTGCGCGCATTGGAAAACGATGCGGACCAAAGGGGAGGTGTGTAAAGCTGTGATTTACATTGTTGGTGCGCTTTATTAAAAAAAAAAATAAGTGCATACTTTAAAGTTTTTTATGTATCCCCAGCTGACTCGTCTAGGTAGCGGAAAATACTCTGATATTTTTCGAGTTGACGACGGACACGAAGCTTTTGCGATGAAAGTTTCTTACTACAGGGAGGAGAGCGTCAAAGAATTTGCGAAACGCATCCGAGCAGGAGACGAGAAAGGCGCTAAGTTGGCAAAGAATGAAGACGCCATAACTATTTCTTTGAAATTTTCTGAAGTTGCGAAAAAAATGAAAGAACGCATGATAACCCCTCATTTTATACACAATTACGAATCTGTAGACATTAAGGGGTTTGTAGATAGGATTCCATTGCTAAATAAAAGAGCAAATGAGCTCACCCCTCTCCAGAGAAAATACAATCACGTTTCATTCATGGAACTCTACGACACAGATTTCACCGCATTTCTGTCAAAGGCGTCATTTGACGACGATATTGCGAGGCAACTGATATTTCAGGTGGTGTATTCTATAGCCGCCGCGCAACGCATACTCAAGGACTGGAGACACAACGACTTGTCCACGAACAACGTTTTGGTAAAACGCACAGATTCTTCTCCGTGTTCTTATTCTATTGCAGGGTTGACGTTTTTTACAAATTGTCCTTATTTTCCTGCCGTGATAGACTATGATTTTGTCAATGCGGACGTTAACCGGCTACGAAACAACAGAGTGACGAGCGGTCGCTTTAAAGTGTCTTCTAAAAAAAACGAGTCTTACGACGTTCATTTTTTTCTTAAGAGCGTTATGAAGTGTATAACGAAGAACAAACTTGCGAATATTAAAGAAACGAACAAATTTATACGCACCCTGGGTCTTGATGATACCGACAGGTGTGAAAAGGAAATGCCCAAATTTTACCCCCTCGAAATTATTAAAAACCCCTACTTTGATATCTTAAGAACCCCTGGACATGTAGAACACAGATACACAATTCCTTAGTGTTTATGCCACCGAGATTGCCGTTCGACTCTTGTGCCAATTTATTTAGACTCGATGACCTTTGCAAGCTTGAAAAGCACCTTGGACTGCTTTTCTAGGATTGCCGTCTGAGCCTCTACCGCGGCAACGTGCTTTTCAAGGGTGTCGTTAATCCTAGAAAGCATGTCTGCCAAAGTAGAGCCATCAGAAGTGATAAAAATACTCCCGAGCACGTCCACCACACGTTCGACGGGGTTTCCGATGTCATCCACGCGTATGAAATCCTCATCGCTGCCGTATTCCTCATCGCTATCGTATTCTTCGTCATCGGTCGTTTCGCAGGCACTCCCGGCATCGCTCCCGGTATCGCTCACGACATCGCTTCCGGTATCGCTCACGACATCGCTAGCGTCGTTCGCGTCGGGAATTATCTCAATAATGTCTTGGACCACGGTTTCGTCGATTTCCTGATTCATTGTAGTTATCTTGGACAACTATTTTAATAATTTATTTTTGACGCGGCGTGCGTCACGGTATCCAGTCCTGGTCTTCAAAAATCGCAATCCCGCGGAAAGCTTTTACTTTGGGTTGCTTTGGCTCTTCTCTCTGTTTCCGGGAAAAGGGAAACGAATCGAAAACATCGTCATCGTCGTTTTGTTCAAAGGAATCCTCGTCTGCCGAAAGAGTATCGTAGTCTTCGTCAGGGTCTATGGCTGACGATAAGCTTCCCTCTACAGATTGGGAAGCCGACGAACCCGTTTCATACTTTTCCGCGTACCGTTCTTCTTCTTCTTTCACAAACTCTGACCACTCGGAGTCATCATTGTCCTTTTCGGGCGATAATATACCACAATCTGCATCGTCTTCTTCGTCTACATACCCGTCAAAATGATCCTTGGGGGCATTTTTTAGAGGAACAAACTCTGAAAAATCCGCCTCGTCGTCTTCGTTGTCCGAAGCGGGAACCACTTTACACTTCCTCGGCCGTTTTTGCTCTTTCACCTTTTTCGGTTCCTTAGGCTTCTTGGAACCCTTTGCGGGCGCCTTTTCCTTCTTGTTAACTATTGCCAAGGGGTCTAGCACAGAACCACCCCCCCTGGGCTGGACCTTGATGAGAGCGGATAGCATATAGAATATTAATGTGAATATTATTTTCGACAGTATCTAAACGCGGAATATTGTTGATATACCGCCGTGCACATATCAACATCCTGTAGTAATTAGAATACAACGGAGACTATTTTAATGTTTTGATATTACATATTACATGTTGCTACTTCTCATACACATTGGCATTTTAGCATTTTTCACTATCGTATACAAGATGCTTCCCGGTGGCATGTTCTCGCACACAGACCCGTCGTGGGTAGACTGCTTGTACTTTTCGACAGCGACCCACACCACCGTGGGATACGGAGACCTCACGGCAAAATCCCCCGTGGCAAAACTTACGGCGACTGCTCACATGATGATCGTATTCGCGATCGTTATCTCTGGTTTACAGCTTCCGTGGTAGTCAACCAGGGTCAAATGACAAGTTTCGCGTGAAATGCTTTTCGGATATAAAAGCCGTGGTCACTTTTTTCTCTACTACTTTTAACGCTTGCGTATACAACACCAGTATGATGACCAAGCACGTGAAGTTTAGCGCGCTGCGGGATGTGTTCATCGTCCCCGACGAGAACAACGGGAAGCACATCAGTGACTGTGCTAAGCACGTTCCTTGTGAGATAAAGTTCATCTCTTCCGAGGTGAAGAAGCGCCGCCGCGAAGCATATGAGCGCGCCATTGGAATGGTGAGGGATCTTGAGGCCAGCTTGACCGTGTTCAACCGACACGCGGGAAAGGCAACTACCACTGCAAAACGCGAGTTTTACTTGGAACAAGCCGATGAGACCAAGTTTCATCTCGATCTATGGAAGATGAAGCTGTACCACGTTAAGTGAACGATGACTTTCGTCAATATAAATTTATACTGGCGAAATCGTCAATAGTAGCCGTATTGAAATATTATATTTGTATTATGTAATATGATTAGTAGCACGTCTAAGAACAAGAATGTAAACAAGAACGGGAACAAGAACGGGAACAACAAGAATATAAACAAGAGCGGGAACAACAAGAATGTAAACAAGAACGGGAACAACAGGAACGGAAAGAGTCTCCCAAACTTCAGTATCGACCTCGGGAACAGGAAAATCCTGCAGATCGGGTGCGGTGGTGTGGGATCGTCCATGCCGTACCTGTACGAGCGCCATTTCCAGTACAAGGCGGGTAACATCATCATCATGGACAAGGACAAGGCCCGCCTGGAAAAGCTCAAGACCAAGTTCCCGAGGATAAACTTCGTCCACCAGGAGTTCACCAAGAAGAACTACAGGCAGATCATCACCCAGAACCTTGGCAAGGGCGACATCTTCGCGGACCTCGCGTACTACATTGGCACGAACGACTGCCTTGAGCTATGCCACGAAAAAGGCATTCACTTCACGAACGCGGCCATCGAGCAGTGGATGGATAGCAACGACTGCAATCAGGGGACGCTTGAGTGTGAGACCCTGTACCGCCACCAGCATCACGTGCGCGAGATGGCCAGGAAATGGGGCAACAAGGGCGCCACCGCGGTCGTCGGAAACGGCGCTAACCCCGGCTGGGTTTCCCTGGCCGCGAAGATCGGCATCAAGGACTGGGTAAAGTATCTGCTGAAGAAGAACAAGACTGATGCGCGCGTCATCAAGGCCGCCAAGGCCATCGAGGCCAACCAGTTCAACGAGGCGGCCAGACAGCTGAACATCCAGGTCATTCACATTTCCGAGCGCGACACCCAGATCTCCAAACTTCCGAAGAAGGTTGGCGAGTTCCTGTGCACCTGGTCCTGCGTAGGTCTCATCGAGGAGGCCGCGCTACCCGCCGAGATGGGTTGGGGAACGCACGAGAACATGAAGGAATACGTGAAGCACTTTAAGAAAGGTCCTGGGAATGAAGTGTACATGGATACGATCGCTATGAACACACTTGTGCGGTCATACGTCCCTGGCAGCGACGTGCTGGGTATGGTTATCCCGCACGAGGAGGCCAACTCGCTATCGTATTTCCTGACCGTGACCAAGGGGGGCAAGGCTGTATACCGCCCGACCGTGCACTACGCGTACCAGCTTCCAGACGTGGCCATCGCGTCTCTGGTCGAGTACCAGGCGAGCGGCATGCCTGACATGATCACGAACGAACGCGTCATCAAGGACGAAATCGAATCCGGCGCAGATACCCTCGGTGCCTTCCTGATGAGCCCCGACTTTGGCAAGTGGTGGTGCGGCAGCAAGCTCACGATTGAAGAATCTCGTCGTCTCATCCCCCACCAGAACGCCACTATTGTGCAGGTGTCTCCGTCTATTCTCGCCGGTATGATTTACATGATTCAGTATCCCGATCAGGCGCCCGTGTTCCCAGAGGACGTGCCGGAGGATTACATTATGAATAACTTCATAAAGCCATATTTGGGAACTTGGATATCTATGCCCGTGAAGTGGGAACCACAGGGCAAAACGATGCTCCCCAAATACAAGAAGGAAAAGAACCTCGTGTTCCAGCGTTTCCTAGTATCACCTCCGCCAACTAAGTAAATGTTTATACTAATTTCCACACTCTGTCGTATTCTACACAACCCGTTTGTGTAGCATCACTCACATTATCTGCATATGCTTTTGGATACTTATCTTTAAGATATTTCACAGCAGCACGAATACTATCGTGTTTCTTTTCAAAAACACCGTCAATGTACGATTCGACAGATTTTGGTGCCGTCTTAGCACCATCTCGCTTACCATTTTTATATGCATCTACGATATTATCTGTGTGAGAACCAAACCGAAGGTGAAAGGGATTAAAGTCGAACTTGTCGTCGTTCTTATGTAGAATAATATCGTTGGGTAGTTTGGCGGCATACTCTTCAGGTCGAAACATCATCATTGACAACTCATGACACTTCCATATTTTGCCATTGATGCGCACTTCGGGGTAATCATTGCTCTTGTAAAGTTTATCCACTGACAAAACATTTTCTGCGTTCTTTGTCTTATACTTCATACGGCTCATATTTGAAATTAGCCACTCGCCCTGTGAGTTCTTAGACCATGGTATAGGTTTCCATACCTCTCCACAAAGATTTGGATATGTCTTGTACTGAAAACCATGAAGTTTATTTTGAACATAATATTTTATAGTGTCCACCGTATATTTGTTTCCAAATGGCGTCTTCTCATCCTTTAGGACCTGCTCCCATTCCTTTACCGTGTGTTCGACACCATTCCTGACAACGATAAATGCAGACTTTAGGTCAGTCGGCATCGTTCTGTTGTATAGCTGACCAATGATGTCTTTCCACATAATGTTATCCAATGTATCATTTCCGCGATTCTTATCTTTGTGCTCTGCCGTGTGTTGAAGTGTTGGTGGCGGACCAAGGAACGTAGATGCGATAGCACGGGCGATACGGATACCACGGGTGGTTCCGTCGTGTCGTAGACCAGTATTGTTGTATCCTGCCTTGTTCTTGTATTGAGACATCACATGCCCATGCTTACTTGTAATGACACCTTTTTTGTCAATTGTGTATCCATCGAATGTCGTATGCGTTCCGTCATTCCAATAATATTTGAGAGTAGTCATTATGAACTTGATTTTTTACAGGTTAATATTATATGACACGTCGATATGCGAATGGATATCTATGCCCGTGAAGTGGGAACCACAGGGCAAAACGATGCTCCCCAAATACAAGAAGGAAAAGAATCTCGTGTTCCAGCGGTTCCTAGTATCGCCTCCGCCCACTAAGTAAACGCTAAGTAAGTGCTTTGATGTTCTGTGATGATTTTGTCGATATTTATTTATATCGACAAAATCACTGCACGAAGTTTTTGTGTGAAATCTAAACATCACGTTTTGGTCTCCAATTATACAGCTTGACGTATATCGCGGCGGCGGCAATAACGAGTAAAATCTTCAGGAACCCTGGTATATTGTTTCCGTCATATCCCATTAATTAAACCCAACATAATTTTCACAGCACGCGCAACATTTGTCATTCGCATATCGACACAAGGGTATACATACAACGGCTGAGACACGCGATATTACTTTCGCCATGTCGGGTTTCATGAACTCCCTTGGCTACGAGCTCGACCAGTGGCAGAAAGATGCGGCCGCGTCTATGTCGAAGGGTCATTCAGTCTTCGCGGCCGTGCCCACGGGCTCTGGAAAGACCTTCCTCGCGGAGTACGCCGCAACCCTGGGTAAAAAGGTGATTTACACGGCGCCGCTGAAGGCAATCTCGAACCAGAAGTATCACGACTTCTCGAAGAAGTTCCCGAGCGTGGGCATCATCACCGGCGACATCCAAATCAACGAGGACGCGGACCTGCTCGTGATGACGCAGGAAGTCTTCAGGAAGATGATTGGTGCGAAAGACCCCCGCCTCGCGGACATCGAGTGGGTCATCTTTGACGAAATCCATTACATGTCTGACGACTCCCGTGGCACCGTGTGGGAGGAGAGCCTCATCCTCATTCCCGACGAGATCCGTTGCGTGTTCTTGTCCGCGACCGTTCCCAATGCTCACGACTTCGCCGCGTGGTTCTCGAAGATGCACTCGCACCCAGTAGACGTCTTTTCAATTTCCAAGCGCCCCGTGCCGCTCACCTTCCATGTGGCGACAGACACCGACATCAAGGACATCGGCGCGTTTGATAGCATAAAGTCGTTCAAGCCCACGGTCGTTGATACGCCCGTGGTAGATCTCCTCAAGCAGCAGGACCTCCTGCCTGCCATCGTTTTCTCATGCAGCAAGACGAGGATAGAAGCGGTGGCCCGCAAGCTGTCTAAGGGCGACCTGGTGACGTCATACCAGTCGAACGCGATCAAAAAGAAGTTCGACGACCTCCTCCGAAAGACGGGTGCCACTGACTTCTTTATGAAATACAGGGACTATGCGGCCGGCGGAGTTGGTGTTCACCACGCGGGAATGATGCCGCACTGCAAGGAGATCATAGAACATCTCTTCTGCTCCGGCATGCTACCGGTGCTAGTTTCGACGGAAACATTCGCGGTCGGAGTCAACGGGCCCGCGAGGACCGTCGTGTTCGAGTCACTTGAGAAGTTCGATGGTCACGAACGCCGCGTGTTCCAGCCGCACGAATTTATTCAAATGGCCGGCCGCGCAGGACGCCGAGGTTTTGACACCAGTGGTCACGTCATAGTGCTACACGACCCTACCATCCCACGAGGCGAAGTAGCCAAGCTCACTCACGGAACCGCGCGCCCGCTGAAGTCATCCCTCGCGATGACGCCGCAGTTCGTGATGCAGAGCATCCAGCGGTCTATAGACATCGAGGGCGTCATCAAGTCGTCGTTCGACGCATTCACCACAGCGACTGGGGACGCGGAATCGTTCGTCGCGGCAAAGGCATATGAAGCGCAAACGGCAGCGTGGAGAACCGCCCTCGCCCACCCGAGCATCTGGCCGTATCTCAAGAACTGCAAGTGTCTATTGGAAAACGGCGTGCGCGGCAGTATCACCGAGGCCCGCCCTGCGTACCGGGTGCTTGGAGAAGACGGTGAGGTCTACACGTCTGGAATCACAGAGATCCTTGACGCGCCCTTCAAGAAGATGAAGCTGCGGGACATGGACGCCCAGCTTGCCGTCGGGAAGCTGAAGACGACTCCGCGCGTAGAGAAGCCCGAGCGTTACGACCACGTTCTTGAAGCAATGGCACTTGACGAACACCAACGCCGCCTCATTTGCGAATACCGAGACATCCGTAGATGGCTGGAAATGGAACTCCTCGTTGCGAACGGGGTTCTCACGCCGCTCGGAGAAATAGCGGCGGGCATCAGCAGTATGTGCCCCGTGGCTGCCACTAAGGTTATGAACCGGGGGACAACGGATCGGGACGCGCTAAGCACGGTTGCCGCATTCTGCGCAGAGCGTACGCAGTCGACGGGTGAGAGGGTAAAGTTCTCGCTCGAGGGGTACGCCCCTAAGTGCGTAGACTGGTCCTTGGTGCGTTCTGCTCTAGACTGGTTCGACGGAGTTGACATGAATACTATTTGCCAAAGGTACAACCAGTTCGAGGGAAATGTATTTCAGCATCTTCTCCGCATAAAAAATGTGCTGAACGAGCTCATTTCCGCTGACACCGAAACTCCGATTATCGAGGAGATGCTAACGAAGATAGACAGAGATTGTCTTCGTATCCGAAGCCTCTATCTCTGAGTTGCAAGGGTGTTGATTACCATGGCGCTACAAATGTCATTTGTCATTTTACCCCGGTATAGCACCGGACATAAAAGAGGGCGCGTTGCCAAATTATTCACTTGTCAAACTATTCACTTGCCAAACTATTCACCTGCCAAACACCAGCAACAACAGATGGGTTTTCTCTGCTGCTTCCGCGGTCGCGCGAGGGCGAATAAGATGAACGACATTGTCCAGCGGAAGGTGCACAAAGATGAAACTGCCCAGCAGTTTACCGCCGCCTCCAAGGTGTTCAAGAAATACAGCTTCCTCCGCCTCATTGGCGAGGGCGGGACCGCTGAAGTGTGGGAAGCGATGGATAAGATCACAGGCGAAATGGTTGCGATCAAGGTGGCTAAAACGACTTTTGACGCTAGCTATATGGCCAAGGAGTATTCTATTATGAAGGACATAGACTGCCCGAATGTGACCAAGCCTATGTACTTCTTCGACTCCGGGACGATTTCTTTTATGGTAATGAAGAGGTATTTCAGCTCCTTGTTTGAAATTATTGTGTCCCAACCTATCACCGAGGAATCTCTAAAGCACGTGGTGAAAGAGATAGCCCTTGGGTTGAAGTCGATCCACGACGCTGGGTATGTTCACCGGGATATCAAGCCTGAGAACATCCTCGTTGATAAAGACGGCTATGTTGTTATCACTGATTTTGGGGTTACAGAGAAGTGTGATCGTGTCACGGTCGAACGCCCTCTAGGCACTGGGAGCTACCTCGCCCCCGAGGTCGCGGAAAGCATTGCCCGCCCCGATAGGGGGCTGTTTACCGTTGGGAAGCCCGTGGATATTTACGCGCTTGGCCAGGTTATTTACACTTGCATTACGCAGGAAAACGCTATCCCCCATTCTTCGAACAGCCAGGACATCATTCACAACAACTATGAATTTGACATGACCCCTTTCATCAACAAGCTCAACGTATGCGCAGATCTCAAGGATCTTCTGTACCGCACGACGGCTAGAAACCCCGTCTCGCGCATGACGATTGATGAGCTACTGGAGCATCCTTTCCTAGCGTAAAACCAATGGATTTAAAATCATTTGTAAAGGCAAAATGAACGCGACAGTGCGAATTAACAAACCAGAGGCGCTCGTGCTCGCGGGGGGAGGTGCGAAGTCTATGAGCGCGCTGGGGGCTATACACGTTCTAAAGAAGGCGGGGCAGCTCGAAAGGACGAAAATATTCGCTGGGACGTCCGCAGGGGCAATAGTTGCCGCGGGAATAGCGCTCGACAGGGACCCCATAGAGATGGTGAAGAAGTTCACGGACACGAGATACAGGGCGAATTTTGATATTGAAAACTTTGGAAACGCGTTCGGCCTAGACACGGGCGAAAACCTCTTCGAGTGGATTGACATCGTTCTTGACAAAGAGGCCCACACGTTTCAAAGCATCTACGAAAAAACAGGTGCTACGCTTATCGTGTGCGCGACGAACCTGAGCACGTCTACTGCTGTCTACTTTTCTCGTTTCGAGCATCCCGACATGGACGTCAAGACAGCCATCCGTATGTCGTGCTCTCTCCCCATATACTTTAGCGCCGTGCGTCACAATGAAGAGGTGTATGTTGATGGTGCTCTCGCAGACCCATTTCCTATAGATTACGTTACCGGCATAAGCAAAAACGTGCTCGGGATACGGTACCAATCCGACGAATACAAAACTCCATTGAACATTACCAGGTTGGACGAATTTCTAAAGTCCCTCGTCATAGTGTCCACGAAAGACGTCTACAGCAAGACCGCGAACGTTTTCACCATAGACGTTGGGAACTTGACGGTGTTAGACTTCAAAAACCCCAGCAAACTTAAGAAGTCGTTCAAGGTTGGTTTTACAGCAATGCAGGCCTTCTTGAAGAAGAACAATTAAACGTATTCAATATGAACGCCACACTCATCGAACATTTCCTTAGAATACCCGAAACTCTGAAGCCACGAAGAATTTTCATCCGGCCGCGCAGTGACGACTTTCGTAATGCCTGCTTGAATAATAAGGCGCGCGCACTGGTCGCACGGGAACAGCGTTGACACTATCGAACCGCCGTCGAGTTTTGCACCGTTTCTTGCCGCCGTGCATATCGCGTTCGCCTCGGCATGGACAACGTATTGATACTTCGCCGGCTTCCCCCAGCGGTCCGGCGTTTCTTCGAACCCCCGGGGCAGGCCGTTGTAGCCCACGGACAAGATGTTGTGGTTGCCGTCAATGACCATCGCGGCGACTTTCGTATTTGGGTCCTTGCTGAACAGCTCCGCGTGGTAGCTCGCGAGAGAGTAAAATTTCTCGAACTTGGACATTTACATTGGTAAGCGCAAAGTTGGTGTGTCTCGGAAACGTCGATATAAATGTATATCGACGTTTTTAATGATTGTAAAAATAACGCAAATTACTATACGGAACCGAAGTCAACGGCAAAAGGGTCCTCAAGACCCACGGCAGGCTCGGGAACCAGCGTATTTCCGTTCATCGCGGTCAGAGAAGACACTCAGTTGTCTAATGATGCTCCAAGTGGAGCATCGAACGGATTGTATTCTTTTTACTGTGTTTGATTTACAAAATCATCATACATTTCACGAGTAATGCTGACATTTGTATTTTTGTATCGTTTGTAAAATTCCTTGGTCACTCTAAAAACCACATCTTTATATTTATCATTATTTACTAAAAATTTCACAAAGTTTCCTTTTTGTTTTGTATTGCATACAAATCGGAAAACATTGCTAGCGTCTGAAGCGGCACCAAATAACGAACCAAAAGCACAGACAGGTTTTGCAGCTGAGTTTTTCTCACCAGTAAATGATATAGATTTTTTTTTACTCGGTGACAACATATTCTTGATAAATGGTGTCTCATCATCTACATACTTGATTTGAAAATATGTTTTATGAACCGGAGAATACGTTTGCACTGATGCACTAGATGAAGACAACACTGCGGTAATATTTTTTGCACCTAGATCAAGATGTTTTGCAGCATCTTCAATACATAAGAATGTTCTGATCTCATTCGTAGAATTATTATATACGTTGATAGCTTGAGCGTTATGATGTTTGTCTCCAGAAGTTGCGATAGACTGTTTTCCCCCAGGAGTTGGCATATTTTCCACGAACGGCGTATTATCATATGCCTTTTTGAACTGAAACCACGCATTGTGATTAGGAGAATATGTCTGTTCTGATGAACTAGACAATCTAAATATACTGTATATACAATGTGATTTAATTCCAAGATATTCTGCAGCATCTCCAGACCATGAGAATGATATGATATCACCTGTTGAGTTATTATATACGTTAATAGCTTCTGCTTGAGGATGATTTGCTCCATTTAAAAATCCACCTCCTCCTGGATCTGAATTCATACCTTTCTCGAATGTATTATATTTTGCGATCAGTTGTATTTCCATCTCCTTTGCTTCTTCCTCGGATAATCCGGACATCAATACAATTTTATCAAAGTTATCCCATCCGTAATACCTGAGACGATTATATAACTTTTTACTTATTTTATGCTCTAAATTATTGACACAACTCAGATGATTACTCATCCTGTGTTTAAAATCGTTTGTCATCCCAATATATACATATTTGAACTCGTTGGGATCGAGGTCGTCGAGCACGATCCCGTGCGGAATGATCGCATAAATCACGTGCACGCCACCCATTAAATATATGATCACTATTATTGCTTATATACTTTGCGCGACGATATGCGGCCACGTCGTCAGTTATCTAATGACGCCCCCAGCAACTCCTGGAATGGATCATCGCCTCCGATAGGCGGGCTGGGAAGAGGAATGGTATCTTGAATATTGGTGAGAGAAGATACCGCGAAGTTCTGGGGGTATTCTGGGGTCCACTTCGTTTTGCGGGCGGCGCTGATGCCCTCGTCGTTATCCGGGAACCCCTCCGACGAAACGTTGCTGATAAAAGTATCGGGGAAGCGATTGGTGTCCCATTCGCCGTTTGGTACCATGATGGCGTCGACGGGGGAGGGTGCAAAGTTCACGTTCCTCGAAGCAGGGGGAATGCTCTCCAACTTCTTGATCAGCTTCTTAGGACTCTTCAGAATGCCCTTTAGCGACGGCTTCACCGGGGCCGCGTACTCGGTGATGCTCTCTTCGCTGTCAACGTTGAAATACTTGAGCATGACCACGCCAAGTATAATGACGAGGATCGCGATCAGAACGCGCACGGTGATACTAGACAAGTCAAACATTTTCTTGTATCAAAATATTTTTTTCTGCATATTGACACACCGTCAATTTAAGCAAGTGCCTACCACGTGTCTCAATGGCCCTTTTCCAGGTCCCCACGCATCTTGGGGACATACATCCGAAGGTCGCCGATCTGTACTCGAGGCCGCAGTATGCCCAGCGCACGCCCGAATGGTACGACGTCCGCCGGGGGCTCATCACCGCGTCAGAAGCGGCCGCGGCCCTGAACGTGAAACCGTTTGCGGGGTTCAAGGGGTCGCCGCGCGAAGAGCTGATGCTGACGAAGCTGAACAAACCAAGGTCTTTCACGGGGATGGCCATGCAACACGGAATCGCATACGAAGACGAAGCGTGTGCATTCGCGATGGACCGCCTCGGAAAAACGCACCTCGAATTCGGCCTCATCGTCCACAAAGACTACCCGTGGCTCGCCGCGTCGCCCGACGGCCTCACGACCGACGGCCTGTGCGTTGAAATTAAATGTCCCACGAGGCGCAGAATAATTCCCGGCGTCGTCCCACACCACTACGTCCCGCAGATCCAGGTGCAGATGGAGGTCTGCGATGTCGAGGAGACGATTTTCATCCAGTACAAGCCCGCACATATGTCGGAAACGGGCGAGCCATTCGCAGACATCACGTTTGTGAAGCGCGACCGAGCGTGGTTCGCAGAGCACAAACCGATGCTCAGGCGGTTCTGGGAAGAACTCACGGAGCGCAGGAAGACGCACGTCCCAGAGGAGGGCAAGGCAGACGATAACGTGCTCGAGATAGTAGACGACCTATACGCGGAAGAGCGAGAATATGTCAGGGAGTTCGGCTTCCAAGAAGACGAAGAAGAGACGTGCTTCATAAACGACGTCTTGTTTTGCACGGACCTAGAATACAAACGAGAATTCGTTAATTAAAATAAATACACTATTAAATGACGCAAAAGTATACTATTCGGTATGTGTGGTCCGTAGAAAAACACTTTGACTTTGCGAAGTCGCTTCTGATAGACTATGGGGTGTCTGAGGAAAAGTCAGAAGCAGTTTTTTATGGAACATCCGGGTTTGTAAAGAAATACTCGAAAAAACCACCGAAGAGTCTCCTCTCGACTGAAATACGGGAAATAGCGGACAAAGACGCAAACAATCTTCGAGAAAAGGTAGAGAAAAAACTCGCCCCTCTGGGTCTCAGCAAACACAGAATAAAAAAGGTGCTATATGAACTACCCGACGGAGAAGAACTGGCTTTCATACTGCTGTCTTACAGAATTCACGACACGGAAGGCAGAACGCGCGTGAGAATACCGCTAAACTCTAGCGTGAGAGAACATGACGTAATCGCAAAACAATTTAAAAAAAACACCACTAACAATACGAGTAATGAATAGCATTGCAAGCGTGTGCCGCATTCCCGACGAAATTGACTACCATGGCAAAGCTATTGGAAATGAGATTTCCGAGATGGCGGCTATTGTGGACAAGAACGGTAAAGACATCCAAAAGGAGATGGAAAAGATGCGCATGTCGTTCGAAAAGGAAATGCAAAGCATCACTAAAAAAACGAGGAACACGGTGGTAGCGGTGGTAGCAATAAACATTGCCACAAGAATATTCTTCAGGTGAAGACAAACATCCTACGGACTTCGTCATCCAAACTATCGTTGTTATATACATCCTTAAGATGCTCCGCGGTGAGAAGATCCCCCGTCCTGTCTCTGTCCGTTTTTTTCTGTTTGCTTACAAGAAACCAGTATCCAAGAGACACTGCCAGTATCACGATCAGAACTTTCCACATTTTATGTAATCAACTATTTTTCTCGCCGCATACATGTTTCAAGAAAAGTCAAACTTCTTTCCCTTGACCAGCTTGGAGAGCTTGGAGGTCTTCTTCGCCTTGGGCTTCGTCTCTGGCATGATAATGGGGTTGCGCATGACGCGCTCCGAGGCGGGCTTCGCGGCGGGCTTCGCGACGGGCTTCGCGACGGGCTTCGCGACGGGCTCGGAGGGCCTGATGACGATCTTCTTCGTCTCGCCGACGGACCCCACTTGCTTGGGCTTGGAGATAGCGTCCAGGGTAACGACGCGCGTCTTCGCGGCATCGATGGCCGCCAGGGAGGCGGAGAAACGAGCGACGGAGCTCTCAAAGGAAGTCATCGTGTCAGGCGCAGGTTGTTGGGGTGCTAGAGAGAGTGTTTGGTAATAATACTGAAAAGGGGCCTGCTTTTATGTATTCTGGTTGTCATTTGCAAAGCACGGGCAGCATCTGTCATTTGACCCCGGACGGTTGTCGTTTGATCCAGGGCGAGAAAGCATTATTTAAAACGTTCTTTGGCAGCCAAATCATATAATAATATCAACAAACATGTCTTACTATCCTGAGGATTACCTGTTTGACTTCAACGCGGCCGCGGAGGATTTCTCCGACGGCGAGGAGTCCGTCCGTGAATACGAGCCATACATTTCTTACGATGACGACATGGCGACCTTTGAGGACGAAGAATTCTTCCGCGCGTACAATATCAGCGACGAATACGGCGATGATTGCGACGAATACGGCGATTATAACTAATGCTTGCTTTGCGTAAAATTAAAATAAAATAAAAATAATCTGTAATCATACCAGACAACATGTTCGAACAAATACAGGAATACATTTCTCAGGTCCCTAAGCCAGTTCTTATCGGTGTCGCGCTCGTAGTCGTCGCACTGGTTGGTTTCTTCCTGTGGAAGAAGTTCAGCAGCAAGGACAGCGAAAATGAAGTTATCAAGGGCGCACAGCAAGCTAGTGAATATGCGCGCAACATCCAGCAGGGTCTGGAACGCGAAGACGAACCCTTGATGAGCACCGTGACGAACGAGTATGTCCAGGAAGTGCAGACCGGTCTCCAGGACCTCGAGGAGGAACCCCCCGTGCCCGTCGCAGCGGCGTCTGCTGACGACGATGAGGACAGCGACCTTGAGGATTATGCTTGATTTTAACGCTTTCTCTTCATCTTTTTAACGTTAATATTACACGATATTTACGTTTAAAATCAGTCATCAATGAACATGATTTCTTCGGGAATTTCTTTCTTCTCTTTTGGCACTTCACCATCGACCGAGAAACCTATTTTTTTGTAGAATGATCTCCTCTTTGCGAGCTGAGACATGAACAATGAATACTTATCGTAAATATCTACGATAATTGGCGAAGATCCAGCCCCGCCTCTGAGAATACGTCCAACAGCCTGAACGACGTCCGACGACGGAGTTGCGAGCACGAGGCCTGACAATCGCGGGTTATCATAGCCCTCACTGGCTAACGCGTAGGTCGCACAAAGCACCTTGCAATCCGGTTCTTCCTTGTCGCCCCCGAGATATGTTGCCGCGTCTACTCCAAGGGTCTTGAGTTCCGAGCAGATGTCCATCGCATGCTGGCGGCGATGGGACAACACCAGGACATACTTACCCATGTCGTTCAGGATCTTCGCCTGCGCTGCGATGAGTTGAGTCCTTTCGGGGATATCGCAAATTTTCGACATCAAAGAGCTGTAGCATATGTCGCCTCGCTTGTTCAATGGGGGAGGGTCACTGAACTCTGGGCACGTAAAGGGAACAACTCTGACCTTGACGCTCCCCTGTCCCGTGCGGCGTGCTTCGTATGATATTTCTCCAAAGAGCCAATAAAGCACACGCGTCAATCCGTCCTTTCGCGTGGGCGTGGCGGTTAAAGCAATTACGTATTTGAACGACGTAAAAAACATTGCCGACGTGAAAGATTCCGCAGCGACGTGGTGGGCCTCGTCGAGAATGAGGGTCCCGAAACCTTCCCAGCAGTCGTTGTATTTCCTGCTCAATAGCGTCTGTATCATACAAATAACGAAATCTCCAGATGTATCGCATACCGCGCCCTTTATACGAGAAATCGTTGCCTCTGGGGCGAATTTCCTGATGCTCTCCTCAAACTGTTCCGCAAGAAAGTCCTTGTGCACGAGGATAAGCGTCTTCAACCCCAGCTTCACCGAGGTATATATACTGGAAATCGTTTTTCCAAACCCGGTGTCAAGGGACAACACACCCCCTCCGTTCGTTCTCAGGGACGCGAGCAAAGCATCGGTCGCCTTATCTTGTTCAAGGTCCTTGCGAAGCACTCCCTTGAATTCTACGGATATCATCTTTTCCACGTGGCCAAAATCTTCCGTGATTGGACGGGTTATGTTCTTCTTTGCCCAAAATCGCGGAACATAAATGTATTCGTCATCTGTCCGAAAAACCCTGAACTTCTTGGGAAATACATCATTCAGGGACAGCGGGCTCACAATGAGTTCTTTGTTGATTAGACGCTTTTCCGAGGGCGTCACGTCCTTAATGGGAATGGCAGCACCACGTCTAGATATAATCATTTTGTCTCGTATAAGCGCTTATTTGGTTATACTATGTAAAATTGTCGATATATACATATTGACAATTCGACGTATAATACAAAAGGCTATAGACTACCCTGCCAAACCAAATATGAACGTGTTCTCAGAAATCGCATGCTCGGAGGCGGCAATTCACGTTGTCAATGAATTCGCATTGAGTAAAAAGCTCAACCAGATACAACTGGCGTCTATGATTCCAGGGCTAGTTCACAATCACGAGCCGACGTCTAACGATACCAGTGATTGTGTGTATTGCAAGCGCGCGGGAAACATTTTCAACGAGGAACAAAAAACGGAGGAGACAAACGATATAATTGGCAGGTATAGGAAAGAAATTCAGGCTATTCTTGAAAAAATGGAAGAAGAACTCACGTTGGAACTTGCAAAACGTGTTGCTATGTAAAAATCAACTTCACGAATCACGAAAGAGATTTAGGAGCGGGCTTATGAGCGTTTGGGGGCGGGCTTGCGGACGGGTTTGGGGGCGGGCTTGCGGACGGGTTTGCGGACGGGTTTGGGGG